GTATCCATCATCTCAACCTCTTCTGGTGTGAAGAGGTCATCAATCACCATCACCTGATCATACTTAATTATATCCATCACACCAGCGTTCCGTGCGCCCTCCTAATCTCTCTCAATTCTTCAAAGTCTTTTTGTTTGGTGCCACCATCATATGCCCAAGCATAACCTTCTTCGATCATTGCTTCATTGAGGGACACATCTCCGTCCCCAATGTATAACCAACCAAGAAGACGACCATATTTGCCGACGCCACCGACAAGTTCAGTGCGGATAACAAGATCATCATCACCAGCCACCGCCCCTTCGAGTTTTTCTTTGAGCCAGTTGGTTGCATGAATGCCTAACTCCTTTTCTTCGAGATCTCTAGTCCTCTTCTCAGGGGTGTCCACTCCCGCTACTCTCACCCTCTCCTTCTTGTAGAGGTCGAATCCCAGGTCGATCGTCACATCGATCGTGTCCCCGTCCAGTACTCTGTTGATCTCCACTACTCGGAAGTTGTAGCAGCTCTTCCGATTCGGAGGTGTCATGGCTCCCATGTGCTTCTCGCTCATCTATACCTAGTATATAGGTGACACACCAAAAAACCCCAGCAAGGAGAATCAAAATCGATATGATTATACTCCAAGTGGGGTCATTTATATCTTCAAGAGGACGGAGAAGGAGGTTCATTCCAGCAAGCCTTTATATTTTTATATCTAGGATTGGTCCTCACTTCTTCCGATACCATTATCCCGAATTCATCACAACACTTACACCATACCATTCTAGCGTCAGGCGCACCTAATGCTTTTTTCGCCACAGAGATTCCCACTCCCTCCAAAGGCGAGCACATTCATCAGATTTCTTCTGTAAGTGAGATTCTCTATACACTATGGGTTCCTGGGGTCTATCCCTAATTCTGATAGATAATCAATCCACCACTGTGGATCACGGGTCTTCCACACTGGCACTTCTTTTCCTTGCTCTGAATACCATTCCTTCAGAGATTCATCTATAGTCTGTGCGATCTCCATACTCCTCTTCCTCTTGGTCAACATCCTCATATGGATTTGCCACGAAGGGTCCTCGCTTTCGTAAAGGTTCTCTAGCGACATAATCAGATTCCGCATTGACGGCACTCAACCAAACAGCGACTTTCATTATGATAAAGATGATTCCTAGTGGTGCTAAGCATAGTAGAAGCTTCATTTATCATCAACATCCATGTGGTGAAACTTGTAGTCTAATACTCCTTTATATAATTCGTCTCTTAATTGATATAGATGCTCCTGCTCTTCATATGGTCTTGCAGGTGCCCCTGGCCATAACCTAATAGTTTCGCACACGCAGTGATATAGTAAGTAAATATCCTGTATAGTCCACTCATAACCAAAACTACTTTCTTCATTTTCCATGTTTCTTAGTGAATGGTTCCCAATGCTCCCATCCGTATTTGTGGACTGCCCACATACCCAAGACAGGGACGAAGACTAATGACCACCCTAAGAGTGCCATAGTCCACCAAGTATTTAGGACCCAAGCAGAGAAGTGTCCTGCGGTATGGAAGAAACTCATTGTGGATAATCCCAATCAGTAATACGATCTACTTTGTATTGTGGACCCCATCCCCCTCTGTAGATATAAGGGACTGTACGAATAGGGCAAGAATCACCAGTGCAAAGAAGGTCATCAACGATACGCCATGACTCCATGACTTCATCAGCATGGACAAAATGACTTTGATCTCCTTCGATAGCGTCGTAGAGCAGTTTCTCATAACCATCAATCGCCCTTTCTTGAGGGTAATCATAGGTGAGTGTAGCGTGCTCAACCAAGTCTGTCAAACCTGGCGTCTTCATATCCATGCGAATATCCAAATGAGGATTAGGCTGAAGCCTAATGACAATGCGATCTCCATGCTCCCCCTCGTAAAGTTGAATAGTAGGTGTCTTGAGTTTAACAACCACCTCAACACATTGATAAGGTAGTTTCTTACCCGTCATGACACGAAAAGGTACTCCCGACCAACGCCAGTTATCGACGAATAAAGTCCCAGCACAATAGGTAGGAGTACCACTGTTAGAATCAACACCCTCTTCGTTACGGTATCCATCGTACTGTCCTAAGATTACATCTGTTGAAAGTCTAGTTGCGGACAGTAGCTTTGTCTTCTCACGTCTGAGTTCCCTAGCATTCATTTTGACGGGCGGCTCCATGGCAATGAGCGCCAACACTTGCAGGATATGGTTTTGCAGCATGTCCCTTACTGCACCTGCGGTTTCGTAGTATTGTGATCTACCCTCACACCCGATTGTCTCAGATGCAAAGATTTGAATCTCTTCTACATACTCCCTATTCCATAGCGGCTCCAGTAGAATATTACCAAAGCGAGTGGTGATAATGTTATTAACAGTATCTTTGCCGAGATAATGGTCAATGCGATAAACTTGTTTTTCGCGTAGATGTCGCTCCACCACAGACTGTAGATTATGAGCAGATTTATAATCGGTCCCAAAAGGCTTCTCAATAACCACTCTGGATCTTTCTGGGTCTTCAAGGCAACCTGCCTCCTTTAGATTTTTAATTGCTGATGCATATCTCTCTGGTGGCACCGAGAGAAAATATGTCATGTCATCAATGTATTCTGGGAGATTCTTAAGAGACTCTACATTCTCCAAGTCAGCACATTGATAATCTAAATGATGTAAGAAATCATCTGGGTATTCGCCAAGAGAGTCCTTCCACATCTGTGTAGTAGGCTCTCGCCTAGCACTTCCAGTGATAAGAAAATTCTCTGGCAGCAATTCCTTCTGCCAGAGTTTGTAGAGTGCAGGGATTAGTTTCTTCTTGCATAGGTCTCCCGTTGCTCCAAAGATAACAATGCCCCTAGTGAGCGGTTCCATTTCCGTCATACTTGTCTGTTTCGTAGTAATTATTCTCACCCTTTCGTAACCCGAAATATACCGTGGATAATACAAAGGGTATTGCTCCCCATAGAAGGACATCAGCGAACGTCATGACCACCAAACATAGCTCTCATTCCATTCAAAACCTTGGCTGCGAAAGCACCAAGACGGCGCGACTCAAAACGTGAATACAGCGCACTGCTGATAACAGGAGCGGGTACCCCAAGATCCACAGCAGCGTGGACAGTCCAACGACCCTCACCAGAGTCGCTAACTCCCCCATCGAATTTGCTAAGCTCTCGATCGCGGCTAAGTACATCAGCGGTAAGGTCAAGCAACCAACTGCCAACCACGCTACCACGACGCCATAACTCAGCCACTTCGCCAACGTTGATATCATAGCAGTAATCTTCTGGATTCTCCATTGGGGCGACCTCAGCGTCTCCTTCCTTGACATACTTAGATCCTGCATTTGCTTCGTGTAAGATGTTGAATCCTTCTGCATATGCCTGCATGATACCATACTCGATACCATTGTGGACCATTTTTGTGAAATGTCCTGCACCAGAAGGACCACAATGCAACCAACCTAACTCAGACTGCCTAACATAATCGTTATCAAAGGTCCTTGGAGCACCTCCGATGCCTGGTGCGAGTGCATTAAAGAGTGGATTGCAGACGGATACTGCAGTATCTGAACCACCAACCATAAGACAGTATCCACGCTCCAGACCGTAAACACCACCAGAAGTACCGCAGTCAAGATATGCGATGCCCAGTTTAGAAAGCCTTTCTGCTCTGCGTCGAGAGTCCTTAAAATTACTATTGCCATGATCAATAATAATATCGCCCTCCACACAAAACTGTAGTAACTCATTGAGTGTGTCCTCTACTAATTCTGCTGGGATGACCAGCATGAAAATTGCTGGTTGCTCTGTATACACAGTCTCACCAGATTTCTCTCCGTAAATACTCTGTCCTCTGTGGCATACTTCGGAGAGTTGTTGAATACCATAAGCGATTCCGCTGACGTATCCTTTTTCGTATGCCTCTTCTGCTTTCTTTAAGTTACGACGATACCCCCAGACCTCATGACCTTGTGCCATCATGCGACGAGACATACCCTCGCCCATACGACCGAGACCAATCAAACCTACTTTCATTTAATTTTCTCCATTGCTAATTCTAATTCGCGAGAGTGTTGTAATTCATCATTCAAGATCTCAAGGATCTTTTCGTCAGGACCATTGTCTGCCAGATACTTAGCGTATGTTGTAGCAGCATGGATCTCTACTTCGTAAGAGAGATGGTAAGCATTGCGAGGAGATACCCAATAATAAACCACGTTAACCCAATAGTAGATAAGGACGAGATGCTTGGCAACAAAGCGATCGATAAAGTAAGCACTACCGCCCCTGCTTTCCATATACTCCAGATGCTCCGTTTCATTGACTGACTGCTCAAAGTGCTGAATCATGAGATCTATATGCTCAGGACCGCGAAGTCCCATGCTTTCTCTAAAATGTAAGACACTTAAGAAAGCAAAATAGGGTGCGCGAGCAATTTCCTCAAGCACCCAGAATCGTTGATAATCTCGACCCCTGTATAGGAAGTCGAGAATTGCCACAGTGATATCTAATACGACTGTATTAAACTGTTTCATTTGCAGATTCCCAATCTTTTTGGAAAAGATCAAGTCCCTCTCTGGTCAACACATGGTCATACATCTTCCAGAAAATCTTAGGTGGCATAGTGACAACACTAGCACCGTAAGTGTAACAGCGAGAGACATGGTGGACATCTCGCAATGACGCTGCGAGGATTTCAGTGGTCATCATTTGCACACTATATGCATTAGCGATTGCACGGACCAACTCAACTCCACTGAATGAGTTGTCGTTGCAGCGTCCGACAAAGGGGGAGCAATATGCTGCCCCTGCCTTTGCTGCCATCAGTGCTTGTGCCACTGAGAAGATGAGAGTTACATTAACCTTGATGCCTTGATCCGAAAGGATCTTACATGCTTTCAGTCCCTCAACAGTGCAAGGGACTTTGATTGTAACTGCATCACCTAGTGGAAAATAAGTTTTTGCTTGCTCAATCATTTCGTCAGCTGTCTCGGCAACCACCTCCGTGGAGACGCTGATAAGATTTGGACACTCACTAAGAAGACGTGAGGCAACATTGTAGAGAGTATCACCCGACCTCAAAATAAGAGTCGGATTTGTTGTTACCCCATCAATTAAACCTGTGCTGTATGCCTTTTTAATTTCAGAGACATCAGCAGTATCGAGAAAGATTTTCATTATTCAACGTGTACAGTACCTATCATGCCAGCACCCTTGTGGGGACCGCACCAATAAGTATACTCCCCTGCCTCGGGAAATGCAACATCAAACTCTTCACCAGGCAGCATTGCAAGTGCTTCATGACTCAACTCATCATGATCTTCTACAACCACATTATGTGGAGGGAGCATGTTGTTTACGAAATGGACTGATTCTCCAGCGGAGATGGTAACCTCAGCAGGCTCAAATACTAAATTACCGTCATATCCCATTTGGACATCGACGGCAAACGCAGGAGCTGCGAGGAATATTGAAGCGAAAAAAGCAATTAGAAACTTCATACTTGGTTACTAACTGCTTTATATAGCTACGTTTTTAGGTAATATTACTAAGTATTGTCTAGGTTTCCTAACTCACCCATCATACGTTTTCTTTCATCAATCTTGCCGTCAATATACCCTGCCCTATACTCCCAAGTCTGCCCACCATCTTGTCCTTTCTTAGGATTGATGCACTGATGGTTGCCAAGTTTATTACAGACTAGACCTGCAAGGTCCAATTCGCTATCTGTATAACTGGCAGCAGTGCCACGGAAAACATGCACACCGTTAATCCAGGTGGCACCGCACTTCTCGCATTCTTTCCGATCTAGTTTTAGATCAGAAAGCTGTCGGTCAGGATCGGTCATCGTTAATCTCCTTGATTAGTTTGTCGTAGTTTGCAGTATCCTTACGCAAATCTTTTTCAAGTTTGCGTCTCATCAGAGACATCTTAAACTTAATCCAAGAATAACGCAAGTGTAAATCCAGAAATGCAAACAGACGCATCGTGGCGTCCCACCCAGCATAGGCAACCAGGCAACAGAATGCTGTTAAAAGAATATAAAATCCTAGCAATTACTTCTTCGCTCTCTTTTCATTATCTATATTGTAGTCAACACCACCGTGCTTAAGACGTTGCTTCAATGTAGATACACCGTACTTGTCTTGCTTGTGACGGACCATGCGCTTATAACGATCAAATTTATCGTTACCTTGCTTGTCTCGTGCAACATCCTCTTTCACATCGGGGGCTGCTTTCCCTGAGAATTTGCGCTTCTTATTCTTTTCAGTATCTCTCATAATTTCCCTCATCTTTAGCGCATGAGAAACTGCCCTTCGTTTTGAAGGTCTACCCAATGGAGGATTAGTCTTATCAATCGCTCTTGCGACTGTTAGACCTACACCTTCATCAATTTTATCTTCGTTGATGAATTGACTAAAGGATTTCATTCTTCTTTGTTGTTAGGGTTTCTAGCACAATTCTTCTCGTGCTTTTCCATCCAAGTCACAGGGCGATGATGCCCCAGAGGGGCAGTGATGCCACAGTACTTACACTTGCGTCTTTCTTCAGCCATAATGATAAGAGGATTTGTTAGTTTTCTTAGGAAGTTTACCACCTCTGACTTTAGTGCCAGAAGTTTCACCGTAACCTTCGGGATGCTTACCTGCTTTAGTCTTACCGATAGTGTCAGACTTTGCCTTACTACCCTTCTCAGTATAGTGCAGCTTTGCGGGTTTGTCTTTGTCTTTAGTGATCACGGATTCTTGCCCGTGCTTGCGTCCCATGCGACGCATCACTTTACCAAATCTACGCTTTGACATCTTATCAGGTTTTGAAGTCTGATAGGACACTTCGCGTCCAGTTTCTCCACTGTCATACTTGTATTCGCCCACACCTTTCTTGTGACCGATACCATGCTTCTTGAGATCCTTCTCTAGGTTCTTACGACCCTCACGATTCTTTTTTTCGTCGGACCCCCTGTCAGCAGAGATGTGTCCAGTGACCTGAGTCTTGGACTTTTGCATCATACGACCAGTGCGGTTGCCTTCTGAAAGATATGCGCCGAAAGAAAGTACTTCAACTTCCTCTCTCTTCATACCAAGCTTACGCATGATCTTACCACCCAGACCTTCTTTCTTCTTTGCTTTAGCAGCGTCGATACGCTTCTGCAACTCAGGAGAATATCTAGGTTTCTTCGATGCCTTCTGACGCTTGGAGTAGTCCATATAGGACTCACCCTTACGCAGTTTCTTAGGATCTTCCTTCTTAGCAGATGAAGATGAAGATGCACGGTCCTCACGAGCACGCTGGTTAGCACCAGGACCACCCAGTTTCTTATCCTTCTCAGGATCGGGATGCCAGAAGTCACCACGCTCAGTGATAGTCTCTTCACCCAGACGACGTGCAACGTTGCGTGCGCCACGGGACAGAGATCTTGCACCAGCACCAACTGCCTTCTTGATACCACGCTTCAGTTTGCTACCAATTCTGCTGAGCAGACCAGGCTTCTTGGGCTTGGACTCGCTAGAGGAAGAGGAAGACGATGAGGAGTCAGAAGAGGAGGAGGAAGAATCAGAGTCGCTGGAAGAGGAGTCCTTTTGAGTGGACTGATAACCTTTCTTAGCGGCACTCTTCATGTCGCTCGCGAGATTTTTCGCGTGACCTGCTGCCTTACCTGCAACTTCAGCACCTTTAACAGCACCTTTGCGTGCCAGTTTAGCGCCAGTCTTAAGACCAGACTTCAGTGCAGATCCAACTTTCTTTGCAGCACTCTTGACTTTATCAAGTTTCTGTCTGCGGTTTGCTGCTCTTGCCTCAGGAGTCCTGCTTGCTGCCTTGGAAGACTTAACAGCAGAATCATAGTAAGAGTCAGATACTTCTGTCAGAAGATTCAGAGAGTAATCAACAGACTCACAGAGCATATCTGTGACGCTATCAATGTCTCTACCTTCTTGCAATTCTTCGATGAAGACATCAGTAATAATATCTTCGATCATAGTATCGTTGAGGAGTGAGATCTCCCAATCATTCATCTCTGCAAAGATGTCAACCTGATCCCATGCAGTTTCCTTCAGTCTGGCAGCACGCTTAGCAGCAGTCTTTGCTTTGATACGCTCTCTAGCAGCATCCTGCTCTTTCTTAGGGATGGCAGTGACAGCACCAACTTTCTGGTCAACATCACCAGGAGCATACCCTTCATTCTTTTTCTTAGAAGTATCCATGATGGCACCCTTGCCATACTTTGCTTCGATGGACTTCTTCACATAGTCAAGAGCAGAGTCACCACCCTCTTTCTTCTTAGGCATAGGTTTGGGTTGTGTCCCACCAGACCTTGCAACACTACGTCTACTGCCAGCAGATCTATAACCTGAGCCATACTTCTCAAGTTTGCGGTCACGCATTCTGTCGTAACCTTCTTCGGAGAGATACTTGAAAGACTTCATCTTATTGACGTGCGATAGGGGTTGCTTTGAGACCAGCGCCACTGACAATTTCGAGAGGCTCTTTCTCAAGGAAAATTTCTTCTCCCGCTGCGATAGTGATATCGCGGGATCCTAGTGTGTTGTAATCATTACGATCTGCAGCAGCCGCCTGTGCAGTATCATCGATAGTCAGCACAATAGATGCAGCAGTATCGTTTAACACTCTGACGAGACGAGCCTTGCTCAAGTTAGCGCCAGTGCCTGTGAGGGTCACCTCAGTCGCTTGTACAATAATTCTTCGGGACATTGTTAATACGTACTCCTACGATTACTATTTATCGCGTTGTTGTTTTAGAAACTTAGCGAGATCTGCTGTGCTACCTACAAACATGGTATTGTTTGTGGTATTAACTTCTTTAGACTTTTTGGGGTTTTCGATTTCGTTGACCTTTTTCTGAAGATCTACGAGTTTATCTGCTACATCACCAACGTGTTTGATCAACTGACCAGCAACTTCAAATGCTCTTGGTTGATCAGATTGCTGAGCAAGATCAAGGATACCGTCAACTGCTTCCTGTCCTTTCTCGATGAGAGAGTATAGGTTGCCTCTTGTGTATTCATAATCTTTCTTGAGTTGCTCCTTTGTGGAAGCAAACTCTTCTACTGGCACTGGAGGTGCAGGTTTTGATGCTGGGGCGATTTCACTAGCAACATCAAGAGCTTCTTCGATACCTTCAAAATTATTCATCTTGTCCTGTGACTGGGTTATAATCTTTAGAATCAACGAAGACTGATGTAAACTCGTTGAATCCGAAATCGTCTGTAGGATCCGCAGTAAGAGGATCTGGTTGGACCGTGTAGCGCACTTCGCGAGGTGCTGTGCGATCTACCTCGGTTGCATAGTCCACTTGGACTTTCTTGATGACTTCGCCTGTTGCGTCGTTTACAGGACCGTACAGGTAGGTCTTAGCAACGAATTGCAGCGTGTATACAAGTGTGCGACGTGTGTCGTAGTCACCCTCATATTCATCACTATAATCCACTGACGTAAGGGTCACTGGGTAGTCTCTCTTCTCACCGAGATCTGGAATCAGATTCATGGTGAGATTAAAACTGGGTTGGAAATAAGGAAGAATCTGCTCCAAGATTTGTAGAGAGTCATCCTGATTCTTTGCCAGAATTGCCAATTCAAAATTCACATTATATGGCACAGGCATGTAAGACTTTGCCTCATTACCATCAGACTTGGTATTTCTGATAGCAGAGA